ACCAATGCTCCAGTCATTGTTGCTGTCAACAAGTACAAATACTCGTAGCACAAGTCGTTATAATTTAATCCTGTTTCCTCAGTGTACCAAGCAAACGCCGGATAATTATATCCAGGTACGCCGCCAGCTTGATATCCTCCACGTGCAGAATCCATTGCTGTTGTAAGTGTGCTTGGTCTAGTAGTGCTTATATCTGTGTACAATCCAATTATTCTAGGAATAAGCATATTCTTTAATATCTTTTCGCTTGCTAAATCTCTTTGACTGCCTACACCGTCACCTAAATAATTATTCATTTCGCTTTGGTAAACACCAAATGTTCTGTTTACTGCAAATGCTCCAAATGTACTTGCTAATGTTGTTTCTTCAGACTCATCAGCATATACAACAATTCCGTAAAGTCCACTTGAGAATGTTGCAAGTAATAAAGAATCATCAGCAACACCATCAAAGTCGTTGTCAAGGTAACTTGCTAACATATTTGCCGCATGTTTGATTGCATCATCACTTACTGTTGCTGTTCCTAATACAGGAATACCAAATACTGTAGTATATTTTGGAAGTTGTGTTTTGAAGGATGTATATCCATTAAAGATTGTTGGTGTAGATAATTCGTAATCATTTACTATAAATTCTCCTTCAGGACTAAACTTACCTATAATTTTATTTGACTCAAACTCTAAATTCTCAACACCAACTCTACCTGTACCTGTTGCAGTAATATATAAATCTGCATCTGATGTATTTGTACTAATCAGTTGCGAAGAAATACTTATAGTATCTATGTTAGCAGTTTTAGTATGTAATTCTTTCCATCTATATGTTGATGTTCCTAAATCTGAACCATCTGCTCTATATGTACCGGGTTGATGTCCTAAATGTACCCAGCCATTTGTAGCATCTGAAGCGTTACCTAATAAAACTAATTGATCTCCAACTGCTTGTGCAATATATGTAATTAAAATTGCATTTGTCAAACCGTTTAAGCTGTGCCAACCTATTGTAAGTCCAGGAACGTTTAGTGCGGCAATCCCTGCAAAATAATTTCTTTCATCTTCACCTGTTGCATTATACGTATAAGTTATTCCGTTTGCTCTAAGTGAATATGTTTTTGGATATGTAAAATTAGGATCACTTTTATCACCGTATAACTTTAGTATTCCGTTGTTGTTGCCTGGTTCAAAGTCTTGACTGATATTTGTGTTAAAATCTACTGTATCTGTAGGAGCATCACCTAACGTTGTTAATGAACCACCTATGCTCAAATTACCTGTCATGTCAACGCTTGGTGCATTAACATTTCCTTGGAATACAATGTTTCCGGCACTGTTAAATTTGATGTTTGATTTAGTTGCTTGTATTACATTACCTTGTATAACAATATTATCTAAGCCAATTCTTCCAGGTTCTAATGTTACAACATCATTACCTTGTCTTATTTGTACTTTAGAATTACTTGCAAAAATACTTTCAACATCAAAACTAGTTCTTTCATTTTCTAAGTCAACTAAAAATTTGTCGCCTACTCTAAAGTTTCCTCTTTGATCTTGTCCTGTAAAATATACTTTTGCATTGTTAAGCTCTGTAACTTCGTTTGCTTGTATAGTTGTAGTGTTATCGTTTGTAACATTTTTACCAGAACCTATATATGCAAAGTTTTGATTAACCATATATGCTAAACAATTTGCGCCGTCAGCTTCGATACCTTTGTTACCATATACGTTAGCACTTGCAATAGTTCTTAGTTCTCCTCCGTATACTGTCGCTCCGTTTGCATCTGTTCTGCCAGAACCTTGTACAATATAGATACCTCTGTTTGCAAAATATGTAAAGCTGTTTAACCATTCAACTCGTACTCCGTTTTTGATTGTTAAACCATCAACTCCTGGAGTGATAAATGTAACAGCATGAAATAACATGCTTGCTGATCTACTACTTGTATCTACTACTGCACCGTCTACCAATGCACCTTTACCTGCATCACCACTTGCAAATCCTCTAGGATCGCTTGCACTTGTAGTTGTTCCTTTTGTAATTACAGTACAGTTTCTAATATAAGGACTTCTACCAGGTTCTTCTGCAACAATATTTGTTAGAAAATTGTTTGCAAATCTAAAACCATAACCTTTATCATTTCCACTATCATAAAAGTAATCTTTTAAAGTAATATTTTCAATAGTAACATCGCTGTTAACTAAAAACGCATCATTACTTTGTGTTGCACTTGTTGGATAAACCTCAACACCTCTAATACTGTCACCTTGAATTGTAACACCTTTAGGCACAGTCATAGGAAATGCTTCTTGATACTGTCCTGGATAAATGTAAATTAAGTCACCGTCTTGTGCTACACTTAGAGCTTTTGTAATTGATGCAAACGGTCCGCCTGGGTTATTACCATCATTAGTGTCTGCACCATTGTTAGTTGATACAAAAATAATACCAACATCTTTTGTAAGTTCGATACCTTGATAAACTAGTCCATTTGCTTTTACACTGTCAGCAATTAAATTATCAACAGCAATTCTAAATCCTTTTGCAGGACCAGTACTGTCATCGTCTTTACCAATATGAAATCTGTCATTGTCGTCTGGTATTAAATCATTTTTAAATTCTGCTAGAAAACTTGCTGAGTCTGTACTATCATCACCAATAGTAATACTTGTACCACCGTATGTAATATTTCCAGTAGCGTGTACATTACCAGTTACAGTAAGTGTTCCTCCTGTTTGTAACTGTAATTGTCTTGGAACACTTCTTGGATAATATTTTTCAATGTATGCTTTAAATGCTGTTGTGTTTGCATGTTCTGCTAATGTGTTTGAAGCAGGGAAAGCAGTACCACTAACAAATTGTGTGTTTAATTCTTTTAACTGTAATACGTCATCAGCTTGGATATCTCCGTCACCGTCCCAGTCAAGAGCCGCTAGTTCTTCTGCTGTCCAGTTACCTGATTGAGATAGTGTTAATGCATAATCATACAAACGATCCATGTCGTTAGGAGGACTAGTTGCACTATTTTTTGGTCCTGGATCCCAATAGTTTCCGTAGTTACCATTACTATTCCAAGCCGCAGTTTGTCCGTCAAGTACTTCTGACTTAATGCCAATACCACCGTTTGTTTGTAATGCTTGTATGCCGTCACCTTTGACTGCAAAATTATAACTACCAATACCTTTAGTTGTAAGAAATCCTTGAGGGTGTGTTGACTTTATACTAATATTACCACTAGCTGTGCTAATACCTGTAGTTGCTAAAGTAATATCTCCTACCTTTAAACTATTTCCAAATATAACATCTGGATCACTTCCGCCTGATGATGTACGTAATGTGCCGTTAATTGATAAATTTCGAGGGGTAGTTGTAGTGTTTATACCTAAGGTATTATCACGTTTGATGACCAAGAGATCATTATCAAATTTTAAATCTGCTAATTCTCTTTGTAAATTATCTTGTAGTAACTGTCCACCAATGCGGGCAACTTGTGTACTCATTATATTCCCTCTCTACATTACTAGTATTTATAGTAATTACTTGTCGAAGTTATGTAGTACTTGTACTGGCTTGCCTGTTGGGACTGGGGTTCCAAAAACAATATACCAACCTGCGGCATAACCTGATGGATTTTGCTCTAGAACATAGTTAGTTGTTGCTAGTTGAAATACGTTTTCAATAGTTACTAGAATGTTGTTTTGTGTTATAGGCACTGGGTAATAAGGATCACCTGAATCTAACGGACCAAATTTTGTTTCTGTACCATTACCATTACCTAAGTTTTGTTGGACTATACTTGTTGGCTCTCTAAATCTAATAGGTTTCCAAGCACTATTTTGATAAACTTCAAAGTCAGTAGTATCTGTATTGTACCTAAGCATTCCTTCTACGCCTGTAAAAGGTCTTTTATTTTGTGTTCCTTTGGGTACGATAAATGCTTTATCTGTATTAAGCTGTGCTAAACCAAGTCCGTCAATATTCAAACCTTTAGTATCGGCATTTATACCTCTAGAAGTTGTCTGTGCTTTCAAAAATCTCATTTATACTTCCAAATAACTAATCGTTGCAACCAAGTTAGCTGGTGCTTGACTTGCTGTAATAATCTTATCTCCTGCTTCTAATACAAGTTTTTCAGTGTCAAAAGTAAATGTATCGCCACCTGAAACTACTAAGTTATTAATAATTTGGTTTGCGTTTGGATCTTGATTACCTTTTGTTTGTCCATCTGGAACAATATGCAAATCAAACTGTGAATCGTTGTTGCCGCCGGTGTCAACAGGTTGTGTGTTACAAATCATAATAGTTGTAATTGCATATCGCTTTGTTGCTGGCACTGTTAAAAGTGTTTTATCTGCGATAGAAAGTTGTCCGTTTATAATTGCCATATTTTCTTTCCTTAAAATAACATACTAAACAATAGTGATCTATTAGTACTTATCAATTCGTCTTCGTAGCTATCCTTATTTGTGTACCAAACTCCGCTATTACCAATTGCAGGATCTTTTCCATATACAGCTATATTTGTACCTGGATTTACATTTGTCGCACTAGATTGTATAGGCATTTTTAATATGCCGTCAATAGTTACAAATGATGTTCCTGAACTACTAAGAGTTAAGTCTGTTGCACTTGTTAATGTTGATATTGTATTATCTTGAAATACAATATCTTCAATTTCTGTTGTATTCTTTTTAAACTGTGCTACCTCTGCACCGTCGATTGTAATTTTTAGGTTGCTAACTCCGCCATCAATATTTTCATCAAATAAGTTTAAAACAGAATCACCTCTTTGGATCCTCTGAATTGTAATAGTTTCGATACCTGTTTGAATTGCATCGTCTACATATTTTTTATTAGGTAAATCATCATCTTCAGTAACTTGCACTTCGTAATTATTTGTTCCACTTACAGTAACAACACCAGTACCACTATTGATAAGATGTAAATCTCCACCACCTGTAGTAATAGCATTTGTTCTAAGTCCAATAATCGCATTGTCAACTGTTTTAAAAACAAATGTTCCTGGTTTAACTGTTTGTGTTATAGGATCATTAAAGGAGGTTTCTTCATCAAAAATTAGTAATGCATCTGGCAATGTGCCTCTATCCATTTGTATGCCTGAAGTTTTTTCAGTAATACCTGCGCCAGCTTCTCCTTTGTTAAGAACAATTACATTATCTACTAAATCTATGTTAGTTGTGTTAACAGTTGTCTGTGTTCCTGCAACTAGTAAATTACCTGTTAGGCTTACTGAGCCGCTACTGCCAGTATCAAACGTAATTGTTTGACCATCTTGTACCTTTACTCTGTAATCTCCTGAATTTACATTTAGTGTTTTTGACATTTATAATTCCTTAAAGTAATGGGGGTAATTAAATACCCCCAAAAACATTTATGCGTCTTCTGTTAGATCGTCGTCGTCAGTACCTGATAATGTGTTATCATCACCAGCTTCTTCCATTCTAACTAATCCAGCCGCGGCCGCACCTGTTAGAGCGTATTTTAACGATGCTCCACCTGTTAAAGCATTTGATCCAGTAGCACTTGGAGATGCTACAGTAACTTTACGTCCTGTAATTTTTGCAACTCCGTAAGTTTCTGAATCTGCACCTTGTACTGAGATTGACATTTGTCCTGCTGTTAAGTTAGCAGGTAGTACACCTGTTTTTATTGTACAATCAAATAATCCAGCTGTTCCAATTTCTTCAACACGGAACTTTTTAGATCCAAGTTGCTTTACGATATAGCCTTCTTTAACTGCTGTACCGTTGTGAAAATTTACTTTGATTTCTGTTGAGCCTGCTGTAGGTCCTGTTCCCGCTACACCAAACATTCTTTTATTAAGTGGTCTTCCCATTTTTTTCTCCTATATAAGTAGTCCAATGCCCGTTCTATGAGCTACGCTGTGGGTACAGCATAAGTCCGCCTTGCGGCACACTATCGACACAAGTATTTATCATTCCTAATATGATTAATAAAAAAACGTATGTGATCAAAGTGTTTTGCTAAGGTTTCAAATAATTCTATGTTTAAAGCAGTTGTACATCTGTTGTAACTAATTTTGCCAATACTTGAGTAATATTTTACATCTATTCCGTATTCAGGAAATAATCCTGTAACGAACAAGCATGTGTCGCCTAGTGTTTTTGCATCTCTAGAGTGTTTTATTTCTAACATAGATTCAGCAAAAGTTTTTGTAGGTAGGAAATCAGATTTGTCAACATGAGAAGCAAGCAACAAAACAACATAGTGTTCGATGTACTCTGGCATTTCAATGCCGGTTCTATCACGTGTATCTTTTACAACGTCATAGAAAGCTGAGGCGTACTCGTCTCTCATACTAATATTTAGTCAAGAAAAAAGACACCGAAGTGCCTTTTTAATATAAGCAAAATAGGTAGGACTTGGGTACACCTACAAGCACGGACCGAAATACCATTTCTAAACCGTACAACCTGTCCCCGCGGGTTAGTGCGATGTGACTCAGCGTATTTCTACTACCAAGCCTGGGTACCACCCCTGGACAGTCAAGTTCGACTCTTTTGGTAGGAGCCTCTTCCTTGCACTATAAACAAAAATTAATTACTTTTTTGTTGCTTATGTATATAATATAACATTCTTTTTATGTAAAGTCAACCTTTATTTTACCAAAATGTTATATTTTTTGAAGCCTTGGGTCTGAACTTAGTATGTTCTTCTCGCATCTTGGTCTAGAAACACGATTTTCAAGCATTTTTTTCAGTATTGCTTTGTGTGCTAGTTTTGTTTTGTGTTTTTTGCGAGCTATTTCGAAGTCTTTGTGATTCATAACACTCTCCCTTTTACAGTTAAGTGCGTTCCTTCGCTTAATGCTACTTCCGGGCTTACTGCCTGAACGTATTATTATTTAGTCAAAAAAATAGGCCCTCGAAAGGACCTATTTTAATTTTATATTCTACTAAGAGACTTAGCTGAATGTTACGTTGGCAATAGAAACTTTGCCTAAGTAGTCAGCCGCGTTACCTAGTGAAGAAGCAACGTTTGATAACTCAACATAACCGTAGCGTGTCATAAATGATACTACTGGCTCAAATGTTGATGGATCAAGTACAACGCCACTTGACATTAATGGAATATAAGGAGCGTAGAACGCTGGTGCGTCTGATTCGCTTGATCCTTTGTATCCAACTAATACATCAGTAGAGTCGCCTGCATATGCGTCAACGTATACTTTCATTGCACCGTTCAAAGTACCAACCATTTTAGTGTTAGTTGGAGCTTCAAAAGTACCTTCAGTTGTACGTGCAAATGCACTTGTTGTTGCAGACTGTAGGATAGTTAATGCAAATGGGCTAACCACTGCATAGTTACCTGCGCCACGACGTGTTCTTGCCGCGATATCGTTAGCAACTTTGTTGATCATAACAGCTAATGCCGCATGCTCGTCGCCTACGAATGTTGCAGTTCCTGAAACGCCTGTTTGATCATATGCTTGACCAGCTGTACCAGCTAGTGTACGCAATGATGCAAGGATCTCTTGATCGATCTCAGCAGTAATTTCTTGGGCTAATGCCGCCATTACTTCTGCTTCGATGTCGATGCCTTGTTGTGCTTGAGCGTCTTGAGCCGCTTCAAAAGTCCATCTAGCTGATAGCTTTCTGGTTTTTGCTTCGACTGTCTGCTTTAAGATTTGGATTGACAATCTCTTGCCAGCTGAACCTTCTAAAGTAGCGGTAGCATCTGCTTTATCAGAAGAACCTCCACCTGAATATCCAACACCAATCTTAAATGGTGATAGAGCTTCTTCGCCAGCAGTAACATCATCTAAGCTGTCACTGTAACGTACTCTTAATGTGTGGATTTGACCCACTGGACCTGTCATTGGCTGTACACCGACTAATTCGTTGGCGATAACAGTTGGCATAACACGTCTGATTACTGGTAGGATAACTCTGTTTAGAGTTGCAACATTACCTGCTGAAGATGCACCTGCTGTAGCTGATTCTGCCAAATACCTTTTAGTATTTTCCAGAGTCACGCCCATCACGGCTTTCTTATTGCCTTCTAGGCCTTCAAGAAGTGCAGTCTTAGTATCCTGCCAGCGACTTTCTAATAGTTCTGACATTTTTTTCTCCTTATTTCAATCCTGCAAGTCTTCTAATATCTACTACATTATCTGTAACAGATGGGCTTGCATCTATGTCATTGGTTTGTTTATTGCCTGTAATTTGTGTGCCTTCAGTAAGTGTTGCCTTGGTTTCCTTAGCTGGATTGTTCCCTGCGATTACGCTTGGCATGTACTTATCGAAAGACTTTTGAAGTCTATCGGTTTGTACAGATTCCAGTAAGTCAGCCATGATTTCTCTTTGCCCTTTATTCAAAGGCGAAAGGAGCTCATTCATAACTTCTTTTCTCTTAGCTGTATCTTTAGCAATTTTAATCTCAGCATCTTTGCTTTCGACTAGTGTTGCTTTTTCGTCAGCCGCTTTTTTAGCTTCAGCTAATTGCTTATCTTTCAGATCAACTACTTTTAATAGTTTAGCTGTTTCGGACTTTTCATTAAGATAGCTGTTAGTGTATTCTGATGCAAAAGATTCGAAAATCTTACGTCCAAAATCATTCTTACGTGCTGTGTCAATGTCTTCCTTCAATTGAGTCATTTCTTTATTAAGACCTTTCTCAACTGTTTCAGCAACAATCTTTGTTGCGTCTGTGATAAACTTAGACTTAACTTTAGCTAGATGTTCTTTGGCTTCACGTACTAAACGTACCTTTGTTTCAGCCAAGTCTTTTTTATCCTCATAAAATTCTGCAATTTCTTTCGATAATGAATCAACAACAAAATCTTCAAGTTTGGAAAATTTACCTGCCATAGCTTTCTGATCTTCGTGTAGCTCGCCAATTTCTTTACCTAGTTGAGATACAACAAAATTCTTCATTAGATCTGCGTTTTCACGCATTGCTACTGTATATTTTGCTCTTGCTTCAGCTAGTTTTTGACGGTCATCTGCGAACTCAGTTAGTTCTTCGCCTAGTTTTTCTTCTAACATAGTATCAATAGCTTCCACCATTGTTGCTTTGTCATGCTCATACTTTTGAGCAAACTCTTCGCGAAGTTCGGCTGTGGCATGCATACGATTCTCTTGAATCTTATCATTCCATGCTTGTTCGATTTCTGCTCTGATATCTTCGGAAATAGCATTATTTTCAAAGAGTGCTTTCAGTGCATCTAACATTTATTTTCTCCTTGTTAGCGGAGACCGTTGATAATGTTTACCAACGATTCCTTTAAGTATTTCTGTGCCTTTTCGTCGCCATTAAGTTCGCGAGCCATATTCATTGCCTGATAGCCACCACGGCTATTTAATAAGTGTTCGTAAATAGGCGTTGGATACGCCCCTGGAGCACTTGGTTGAGCAACGGCATCAACAGTAATAATTTCAAATTCGCTGACCTCGCCGCTTCCATCTTCTTTAACATTTCCAGAACCCCTAGATGAGACACCAATTTTAACGCCGTTATTAATCATTGTTGAAACCAGTTGTCCCATCGGGGTTGGAATTACTTTAAGTTTTCCGTAACCGTTTGGGCCATCCATCCACATATCTGTGATCATATGGCTTACACGATCTAAATTAATATTAAGTCCTTCAGGATGATCAACTTCACCTAGTACACTATATCCACCTTTAATCTGATCGTTGAGCGTGTTGACAGCTCTACCAATCTCAGTTACAGGATATACACGTTGGTTAGCGTTTCTAACACCACCTTGTATGCAGATACCTTTTAAATACAGGTCTTTTGAACCTGATTCGTTTTCAGTAGTCTCGACGACCATCTTTGCTTGGTCGAATGATAGTGTTTCAGTTAAGTTTAACATCTGTTATTCCTTAATCTCAATTAAGAACCAATAGTACTTTTACTATTTGTTCCAGATTCGCCTGCGCCTTTTTTCTCTGCGCCATGGCCTTTAGCGTTTGCACTCATTGACTTAGAAGCTTTTGCGCCTGGTACGTTTACGTTCCCTGCGTTGTCTTCTTTAGGTGCACTTGCTTTTCCGCCTTTTTCTTCAGCTGATCCGCCAGCAATGTTACCTGCTGTTCCACCCATGTCATTTTTACCAGCAACTGGTGATTTAGTGCCGTCTGTTCCAGTATCGCCCATTTTAGGTGTTACTTTCTCTACGTACTCTCTCATTTGCTCTCCAGCAGTTTTAGTGCCTTCGAAAGCTGGTGCTTCGTCTTCTACGCTAAGTTCGGGAGCGACATCAAATGCCTCTTCCTTGTCTTCATCACCTTCGTCATCCATGTCCATGTCAGCGGCATCTTCGTCGCCTTCATCGTCACCTTTGTCGCCAGCCATCATTTTTTCAAATTCAGCTTTTAGGTCATCAAGAGCATCTTCTAGATCAACTACACGGTCTTCGATTTCTTCTTCATCGTCGCCGCCCATGTCGTCCATATCACCTTCGTCGCTGTCTGCTTTGATGTCTGCCATCATATCGTCAGCCGCGTCGCCACCCATTGGGTCAGCTTCTGGTGTAATTTCTCCGAAATTTTCGTCAACTTCTTCGTCTGATGCTTCATCTACTTCTTCATCAGAGGCTTCGTCAACTTCTTCGTCTGTTGCTTCGTTAGTCTCTTCGTCGTCTGAAGACTCATCTACTTCTTCATCTGTAGCTTCATCTACTTCTTCGTCTTTTGACGCTTCATCTACTTCTTCGTCTTTTGCTTCGTCGACTTCAAGATCTTCTAAATCATTTTCTAGCATCTTTTCATAGATACCACGTGACTTCTCAATTACAAATTCGTGGAACAGTTCATCTGCGCCAGCACGATCGTTATTGACAAGTTTTTCGAGCATTTGCTCTAATTTATTGTCTGCCATTGTTTTCTCCTATAGTTTTAATTAAGTTGTAAGGCTGTCTAGTATTATTTACACTATGATTTAAAAATACACGGATAACGGCGTCAAAACGAGCTCGTTTTGTCACAAACCGTCTAAAAATCATAATATCTTTTAAACTCACTGACTGTTATGTGAGATAAATTCGTACATTTCTTTAACTGTTTAGGTACAAAGTCATCATTGTCTGCTACTATTCTTATAAAGCGTTTACCTTGATGAGCATCGCACGTTGAAGCTGTTTGTCTCTCCCAATTACCAAAATATGTTGCAGGATCACCTTGTTTCTTATAATTGTGCGTACCTGCGTACAAGTTATTTACCTTAGATCTATTCCCATGTTGGTCTATTTCGCCTTGAAAATCGAATCCTAGTATATAAATTGTGTCATGTGCATGTGTACTTGCTAGCCATAATGCTGTAGGACCACTACTCCAGCCTTTACTAGGCTGAAAATATCTAAATCCTTGCATGCCATTATACTGCTTATTTGGATTTGTCCAGACTTCATGTTCCATTTGCCATTTTTGTTGATTTATTTCAAGAATCATCTTTACATCGACAGCAACTAAGTAGTCAGGTTCGAAGTGTCTGAACATTGCATTACATGCATAAATCTTTCCGTAATTTTTAAGGGGATATAAGTCTATGTCTTTACGACTCGTGCCATTACCTATAACAAAAGCTACAGTCATTTAGAAAAATCCTATACTTGAGGTTGTGCTTGAATACCGTACATTTGACGTACGAAATCTAGTTCTTTTACTTTTTCTTCTTGATGTAATTCAGATGCCTTGCGAGCTTTGTTTATTTGACGTAATGTTAATCTTGTCTTACGGGTATCATCACGATTTACAATGCTTTTGTCATCTGTTGCATCATAACGCTTGTCCTCAATAGGATCAATAGTTTCTTTGTCAAAATAAAATAATTCTCTAAGTATCATGTTAGTATTTATGCCTCCGGCGTCTCTCCACCTGTTGATGATGCTCCTGCAGGATCTGATGTAGTTACAGAATCTACTCCTTCAGTTTCTCCTGTTGCAAATCCTTCTTCACCTTCTGGTGCTACATCTGCTTCTGCACCTAAGTCAGCTTCAATGCCTGCTCCACTTATTCCAGCACCACGCATTTCTGCACTAGCATCTGTTGGTGGTTGGCCTAAAGTTTCGTCGTTTTCTTCTCTCCAATAGCGTTCGTTTTCTGCTACTTCTGAATCACTCATTCCTAAGAAACGTTTCATTGCATATCTATTACTGATAAATGGAATAGCTTGTATCTGTGCAAAAGTACCAATACGTTGATTATCTAATTCACTTTGTCTATAACTTGCAAAGTTTTGTGGTGGTTGAAATAATAAATCAAACATTGCAATATCAACATTAATACCTTTTTCTATTAGATATCTTTTAAACTCTTGGTTGAATATTTCAGCAACTAAATTTTGTAAACGTTCGCAATACTTATTAAAGCGTAGTTCTTGTATATATGCAGTACCTACTCTGCCGTCATTAAATGAACTTTGACCTTCGTCTTGTGCCGCGGCTGGCAAGTATGAACTTGGAATACGTAAACCTCTTACTAGTTTGTTTGTAAAGTATTTCAAGTCATCAATCTCACCTAAGTTAGTACCACCAGGTAGTGTTTCAACTTTAGATCCACGTCCCTCTGCTGTTTGCGGAAAGAAATAATCTTCGTTAGTTGATAATGGATTGTAAGCACTATCAATAACACTTGTGCCACCACCTGTTTTACTAGGAATACGTCTTTGGTGTATTTCTGTTTTTACTCGCTCAACAAATTGCATAGCTAAGTGACTTGGCATGTTACCAACATCAACATAAAATACTCTACGCTCTGGAGCTCTTTGTGTTCTGTAAATAATAATAGCGTCTTCAAGTAATTCTTTTTGCTTGTATACTTTAAATATACCTTCTAATAGTGAATTACCAAAAGGTGCATTGTTGTCTAAGCCTTCACTTAAACTTAAATGTACCATGTGTTCTGCACTAATAGCATGTTCTTTAGTTTTATCATGTCCGAAACGTCCTGAGCTTGAACCAGACGTTTGTGTATTCCCAACCATACCACGAACACCGCCAGTTAAGTAGCCATCGCCACCGCCTGTTGCATTACCGTTTGTAGTATAAGGTGTTGTTGCAACACTGTCTACAAAATTTAAATTAATATCTTTTACAATATATTGTTCTGGCTTTTTACCTTCAGATTCATTAACAATAATACTTGAAACTTTTGCAGGATCAACATGATGCCATTTTTTTGTTTCTGGATCTCTTATAAAGAAACTGTCACCAAACTTAAAAACGTTACGCACAATTTTGAACATGCGTGTACCAAAGTCATTTAATTTAGTCCATTGCTGTAAGTATTGCTCTAAAACTTTTACTTCAGAATTAGTAGCCATCTTTTTAAAGTCTATACTAAAACTTGTTTTGTTAATAGGATTTTGTTGCGAACAAAATTCAGCTAGGATATCAAGTGCGGCATTTACCTCACTATCTTGATCCATTACATTATATTGTCCGTAACGCTCTACTCTATTAGGAGCGCCTGTGTAAACATCAGGAAGAAAACTTGAATAATTTGTTCTTGCTGGTCCTGGCTGTGAGCCTGAACCTGCACTAAGCGGACTTCTAGAGCCTGCTTCTCCTTCGACTGGTGTAAAATATCTTTTCCAACTCATATTGTGTTCCTTATCCAGCCATTATGTTGCCGTTAAGATTTTTTACGGCTGTTGTATTCTTTTTAGTTAAATCAATGAGCTGTTGCATGCTAGTATTTAACATCGCAAGCTGATTATCTGAATCTGAAGTGGATTTATCTAAGTTGGCCAATTTTTGTTTTTCTGCTTCTGTCTTAGCAACAGTTTCTTCTGCTTTCGCTACTTCTTCTGCTTTTGGATTTTCAGCTGTAGTTGTTTTTTTATTATCCTTAGTATCAGCTAAAGCTACTTCGTCAGTATCATTTCCTATACCTAATTTCTCTCTTGCCCAATTACCTAATTTGTTATCAGGTAAAAATCCTCCAATTTTCTTTTTTATAGCTGTCCAAGAGAATGTATCGCCAATCCATTCTACCGCTTTAGTAACCATGTTTTTTATACCTTGTCCAATTTCGCTTGTAGGCTCCCAAGCATCCCAGCCTGCTTTTATATCATCCCAGCTAATCAGATTTACAATTCCTGCAATAATTAGTTTTACCGCAGTCATCATCAAACCTCCAGGACTTAACAATAATAATGCGTTAGTAAGTGTTTTCACAATAGTCTCAGGATCAGTCATCCAAGCAATAACACTGTCCATTAAGCCGCTAGCCATAGATTTTACACCATCGACTATATCTTGCTTTAATTGTTTTCTGCCATCTTCGGTAGATAAATTTGTAAGATATTTAAATGCTTTTTTAGCGGCTGGTAATGCTGTGAGTTCAAACCAGTCTAAGAAACTTTTAATTCCCGTAGTTCCTGTTTCACCTTCTACTGTAAACCAATCATATATACTTTTTAAACTTGGCAAAATATTTTCATTGAAGTACTTTGTAGCAGTGTCAAACATTGTGTTTGCTTCCTCTGCACTTGGAACAAATTTTGAAATCGCATCAGTAATTTTCTCAAATATTCCGCTGTCTATTAATGCTAATTTAATTTTGTCTCTAATGTTTTGTATTGTCTGTTCAAACCCTGTAAGTTTTTTAGTCATCTCATCTTGTCTAGCTTTTTCTTTTTTAATCGACTCTAAATCTGCTTCTGTAACTTTTCTTAGTCCTGCACTTGCTTCTACTACACCAGCCATAATAGTATTACTACGTTTTAAAGACTGTTGTTGTTCAACGCTTAATGTATCAACATAAGCTGTAGTCTCTGCAGATACCTTTGCTAAAAATGCATTTTTATCTTCTAATGACATTTCTCCAAATTTATCTGCGCCATCTTGGAAAGTTTTAGATACTTGCAAGAATCCTTTAGTAACATCATCATGCGGAATACCGTCTACCATATCTAAAATAGATTGTTGTAAAGCATCTGTACCTGCAGGTAGTGACGCTAGTGAAGCCGCAAATTCTTCGCCATACATTTGTACAGCTCTTTGCATATCAGCATCGCTCATCATATCTTTAACTTGTTGTGCAATTAGATCTCTGTGTTTACCTGTCATTCTAGATAAGCTATCTAGTGTGTCTGAATATTGCATAGAACCTTGTATCAATTGATTTGTTGTCAAATTTTGTCTTGTACCTGCCATCTGTGTAATTTCAGAGAAAGCTATCATATTTTCATTTAATTCACCAGCAGTAAAACCTAGGTTCATTAGGTTAATACCCATTTGACTTTGTCTCATTCTTTTCGACATGTCAGCAAATAGTCTAGCACCATTTTGTGTAGTTGACCCAAAACGTTTTAATTCTTCTGAATTTTCACGTACCATACTTAGAAATTCAGCTTGTGGCATAGCCGCTTGCGCCGCTACTCTTGATATATCAATTATACTATTTCCAAAGCCTGCTCCTGCTTGGCTTAATTCTCTAAACTGATCTATTTGATTATCTAACAGTTGCGTAAATGTACTTAAAAAAGGTATAGGAAGATGTTGTGCAAAATCTGTAAGTCTATTTCCTCCAACAAGTAATTCCTTGCCTAAATTTAGGAATGATCCAACAGAAGCCATTACAGTAGACGCTAATAGATTAAATGCTCCTCCAAGCACTTTTCCTGCTATATTTGCTAGTATGCCTAAACCTGTATAGGATTTTTTAGTGTTTTTTGTTAAAAGTTCTTGTGCTTTAGACGCAGGATTACTCGAACCTC